TCGCGATTGACACGGCGGCCGCCCAGAACAGGCAGAGGGCCGCGAGCACGGCGTTGAGACTGAATCCCCGCATCATGACACCATCCTCCGCAGTGCCTGCCTGACCGTGAGGTCACGCAGGTGTTCCATGGCCGAGTGGCGAGTCGGAAAGACCCGGTCTTCCAGCATCCACCGAGACTGCTCATGGCAGAAGCGGAATCCCGCGGCATGCAGTCTCGGACTCTCACTGGCCCTGCCGAGCCAGCCGACGATTCGATCGATCATTTGTTTCATATCATTCCCTCCATGTTGAGTTCACCGTCTGTCAGCAAGGAAAGATTCTCGAGTCGGCGCTCCACGGCCCTGGCTATCTTCGACTCGATGCCGGTCGACGAGTAGACGATGCGCTGAACGACGGGACTCTTTGCGCCAGACCGAACCGCCCGACCAAGGACCTGGATGAGGGTCACGGCCTTGTAGGTCGGAAACACGATCACGTGGCGAGGTCTCGACCCGTGCGTGTCGTGCAGGTCGATCGACTCGGATCCCGCGTCGACCTGGCAGACCAGGACCCTGACTAGGCCAGACTGGAAATCATGCACGGCCGCCTCCTGGTCGCGCCGAGACCTCTTGCCGTCGAGCACCCTGTGGTCAATCGTGCCGAGACGCTCGGAGATGACCTGGATCGTCCTGGTGAACTGGACAAACACGATGACGGACTCACCCTCCTCGAACCGGTCCTCAATCTCCTCGATCAGGGCCGGGACCTTGAAGAGCTCGGCGCGCTGCCGATCTCGGATCGCGAGAATGCCGGGACTGGGATTTCCCTCGTGTCGCTCCACGTCGGCCTGCTCGTCGTCGTCGACCAGACTGAGCCAGGGTCCGAGCCAGGACGGTGGGGAATCTGGAAGATCCCACAGCTCGACCGTGGTCTGGGCCTCGGGGAACTGTCCGGCCTCAAAGAGATCTTTCTTGCGGAGACGGAGTCCCCAGCAGTCGGGGCCGTCAAAGAGGGTTCGGTGGATGTCGCCGAGCACTCGGTCACGGTCTCCCTTGCGAAAGTAGAGACCACCGAACGGACTGCGCACGCAGCCGTTCCTGCGGCACCAGTTCCAGAAGTCGTTGTCGAGACGATGCATGCCGGTGCAGAAGCCGAGGGCTCGCATCTTGAGGGGCGAGTCTGCCGGAGTCGCAGAGAGGCCGAGCACGAGGACATTCGGATTTCGCTGCGCCGCGATGACGAGCTCGGCGTTCTGGCTCTTGAGACCTCCGCCGGCGTGGATCTCGTCGATGATGAGGATCATCGGATGGGGCATGACAAAATTGAAGGCGCGGACGCGGCCGAGTCGGTTGCGGATCGGGATGAAGTCCTCGTTGCGGCCGCCGCGGGCCTTTTCCCAGCTCATGACAAACTCTGGCACGATGCCGAATTGCCCGAGGGCGACCTTCCACTTTGTGATGGCGCGGGCGCGGCAGATCACGGCGATCCGCGGAATGTGCCCGTCCTGGTCTTCGAACTCGAGTGCCGTGGCAATGGCCGTGAAGGTCTTGCCGATGCCGGTGTCAGAGGCATCAAGGGCAAAACCCCTCTCAGAGAGAATCTCCGAGAGTCGGCGGGCAGCCTCCTGCTGGTATGGGCGGAACTCGGCCATGGTCAGGTGTTGCTCCAGTCGTGGCCGCAGCAGCGGTCGGCGTCGTGCTCGAGGCGCTTTTCTGCCTCCCACTCGGCGTCCTCCTCTGGCGTGCGTCGCGGGCGGCTGCCACGGCATGGGATCTCGTCTGGCGGTCTCTGGGTGTCTTCGGATGTGCTCATTGTTTCGTGGGATCAAGCATCTCGTGGATGCGGTCATTGACAAACTCAACGCAGCCGCGGGCGAGCTCGCCCTGCAGCATCGCGCCATGCGACAATCCGACCATGAAGGCCAGATGAAGCGCCGAGTCCATGTGGTCAGGCATGTCCTCGATGTGGTGCGCGAACAGCGTGTCACGATACTGCTCCCACGCCTCGGTGGGCGTGAGAGCAAACGTGCCGATGAACTTGGGATGTGGCTTGGAATCGCTCATGCTGCCTTCCTCATTCTGGCCTGGCGGATGCCGCGAAGAAACGCCTTAACACTCTTGCGAGTCCTGTGCGCCGAGAACTCGGTGATGTCCTGGCCGTTGCCGTGGCCGAGCCGGTAGGCGATCCAGTATCTCCCTGGCTCGCCGAACAGTTCTCCCTCGCGGTCGACGATCAGGCGAGCCGCATGGCCGGTCTCCTCGTCGAGATAGACCTCGAGGCAGGGCGTGGTGTCGGTGATCTTCATCGGCGTCCGAGGATCGGAAGTTCGGAGTTGGGGCTGATGCGGATGACGCGCGGGCTGCCGATCACCGTCCGGCTGTCGCCGTCTCTGGTCGTGATCTCGCGCGCCTGACGAGGCAGCTCGACGTCTGCCGAGCAGTCGCTGACGCGGACGACAGTGGCGCGGGCCCCGTAGTGGTCGATGATGTCGCCCTCGCGGAGTCGCGTGTTGAGTGGCACGACTCGGACGCGGTTCATCGCGAGCAGACTCGGGCGGTCTGACTCGGACGGCTCCGGCGGAGGAGGCAGCCTGTCGATCGGCGGCACGGACCTGTCGGCAGGTCTTGCCCTGAGAACGGCGGTGGCATCGACATCGAAGATGCGACGATACATGCGGCGTCCGCCGATCATGACGATCGGCAGATTGTATTTCTCTGACCAGTCGACGTAGGTCGCTGGCGTGAATTCTCCGTTGATCTTGACTGCACACGGAGAGCCTGTGGCTATTGCGGGTTTTTGACTCATGACAGAGAGAATACTACCAAGCTGCCAGCCATATGCGAATCTTTTTTTTCAAAAAAGTTTTGGCCGGGGAGGGAGGGATCGAAACCCACGACGATCGGAGCTCCCTCGCCCGGCACGGGTCGGCCTCACTTCTTCCTCTTGTCTCTCGGTGACGCGGGGTCCTTTCGCCGGTCCGAGCTCTTGCGAGTCTTTCCCCAGCGAGCCTCGGCCCCGCGTATTCCTCCGAGTCGGCGTCCGGGATGTCCTGCGCCGACCAATCCTCCGATGCGGCCTCGAATTGATGCCATCTCGACGACGGTAAATTTTCCCTTCCGCAGGACCTCGCGAAGTCGCTCGATCTCCTGTTTTCTTTCCCTGTCAGTCATGGCGGTCATGGTTGTTCCTTTCAGTGAATGCAAGCCAGCCGCCAAAGAACAGGAGTCCTGTCCAGGAAATGACGAGACCAATCATCGCGAGAACGTGCATGTCAGTCTTCCTTCATTCCGTCGTCGAACCACCTGACGATGAGGCTGTCGATGGTCTCGGCAGAGACGAGAAGCAGCATGTAGTCGCGGATCTGGGTGAATGTGGTGAGGTCACGCATCTGAGAACGGAGACGGCGCTTTGCCGCCTCGTCCTCGAAGGTGTCGATGAATGTCCGAACGAGACTGCGTGTCCGGTGATTGTAGGGAGACTTCATGACTCCGCGATCGACTGGGGGAGCGTCGGGAATCTGGTCGGCCGTCACTGGGCCCTTCTGTGGTTGTGTCTTTTTCATGACAGGCTGCCATTTAATCTGTGGCTGCCACGATGTAAACAAGAAGACTGCTAACTTCTGCGATGAATTGCCACGCAGAACTTGTCAGGTTCGGGAAACTCGACGGTCTCGACGGTGAAGAGACGGCGGTCATCCGAGCAGCGCAGGGCGATCGCGTTGACCTTCTTGACGAGCAGGGCGAGTGACATGCCTCGCGACGCCGGATCAAGGATGAACGCGTCGCCCGGACGCATCGAGCGGACAGAGCGGTCGGTCACGCCGCGGACTGGACTCGCATGGCGAGACGGCAGAGATCTGATCCAGGAGACCTCGTCGTGGCGGCTCTCGAGGATGGCCTGGATGTCGGCGAGGAGGCGATCGGAGCCGGGAATCGCTCTCACCCTTGGGAGGTCAAATTCCCACAGTTCTGGGTTGTCGCGGATGAGCTCGACCAGCGCCTCTACTCTCACCTGTCCGACCATGCACAGCATGAAGGGCATCCACATGCCGGCCTCTCTCGGATCAACGTCGAGGCAGTCGGATGCGCTCAGACTGCGGATGGCGAGGACTCGGTGGTTCTGGGACTGGAGCCAGTTTGATCCGAACATGGCGGCCATCGTGGCCATGAAGTTGAGCCGGGACGCTGCGCCGAACTCAATGAGCCACCTGGCGGCAAAGCGGCGCTCGGGCGAGTCGGAATACGACAGAAAGACGAGGACCATGAAGGCCATGCAGCGAGAAGGTCGGGCGCGGCGCCAGACGGCGGCGGTGTGCCGGCGGACAGAGGAGGTCATGGGGAAGTGGACGGTGATGTGGTCGGATGGCGGTTTCATGGTGCGGGAGGCCATCATGGCACGAAACGGCGGGTGCGTGAACTGTTTTTGTCATGAAAGTGGTCGAGCACGGCATAAGGATGTTGCAGATCAACAACTTGAGACAAGTTCTCCCCTAATTCGAACAAAATGGGAAAAGCTATAGCGGGGCAATTTTTCAGGCATGCAAAAAAAGTGGTTGAAATCTAAAAAATGGGAAAAGCATTCGAATTAAGGGAGAACTCTATATAACCTATTCTTTATTAACTACTTATACTATGGTATCTTCTACTTTATTCCTCGAATATATTCTTACTCTTAGTCTGTAGTCTGTATTCTAACTACTTATCTGAATATCTACTGCGCCGAAGTCTGATATTTGCTCAAAAACGGTCCCGATGTAGCATCCGAGCCATGAAACACGTGATCGGGGTAGATCCGGGCAGGCACGGGGCAATCGCAGTCCTCGATCCAGAGTCGATGGCAATCGTGAGTCTGCACCAGATGCCCGAGACAGACCGGGAGGTGGTAGAGCTTGTTCGAGAAAAAATGAACAAGGCATCCCATCTCTTCATCGAGCAGATCCCGAAGTTTGCGGGCGAGAACCGATCCGCGGCATTCATGGCGGTTCTTTACGGCAACTACAAGCTGGTGTGCGGGGCGGCTCTCATGCACGGCGGGTCTGAGCTGGTCGAGCTCTCGCTTCTGAAGTGGATGAATCTGACCATCGAGCAGTCACGAAGGGAGCGTGAGCGTTCTGCGAGGAAGCGGCAACTTCTGGATGCCGCGAAGAAGATCTGGCCCAGGACCCGACTGACCCTGCAGACCTGCGACGCCCCGCTCATCGCGAGGGCCGGGATTCTTCTCAGCAGAGATGCGTTTACTTCGAAGGAGTGACACGGCCATCTTCTGACCATGGCGAGCAGAGCAGCAAGACGACTCACCCCTCAGCAGCGAGAGTTCATTGAGCTCCACGTGCTCGACGGGCTCCCGATGTATCGGGCCTATCTCCTCGCCTTCGATGACGTCATCGCGGCTAAATACAACGGCAAGATCACGGCGGGTTCTGCCTGCCGGGCCGGTGGAATCATTCTCCAGAAGGAACATGCCAAGACCTACGTCGAGGAACTCAAGGCCCGCGTGGCCGAGCGTGCCCAGCAGAAGCGCTTCCTGAGTCTCGATGAGAAGCGCGAATTTCTTGCCAGGCTCGTTCGAACTCCGATCGGAGACATCGACGAGGAGTCCGAGCTGGCCGAGGAGGTGCGAACCTCCACTGACGGCACGACGTCGGTGAAGATTCCCTCCAAGCTCAAGGCGCTCGAGCTCGATGCCCGCATCATGGGAGAATTCAAGGACTCGGTCAGACTCGACGTGTCTGAGAAAGTGCTCAATCTCGCAGAGAGCTTCGCATGAGCGTCGTCCGCACCCGCTACGCCAAGACCGGGGTGCGAAAGAAGAAGCGCCCCGAGGTGACGCCAGAGGAGTCGGCATCGATCGAGCAGGCACTCGACGGACGGCAGTATCTCGAGCATGCCTATGCGATGAGAGAGGCTCACCAGAAGACCGGAGACCTGTTTGGACCGACCGAGTATCTGCTTCGCTACTGCGTGAAGAACCCGCCGAAGGAACAGATCCGCCTCGCCAGCCACGAGTGCGAGTATCTCATCTGGAGATACATCCAGAAACTTCTTGATCTCGACCAGTATCAGGCGGCGGCCATCGTCTGCTGGGGGCCAGAGCTCTTCACGCCAGAGCCGCACTGCACGAAGCTGGTGTGGAACGGACTCAGAGACCATGCCAAGAACCTGATCATGGGAGGAGGATCGCTCTCCAAGTCGTATTCCGGTGCCGTGTTCTTTGGCCTCGATTTTCTTCGCGATCCCGAGTGGACCTGCATCAAGGTCATGTCTGTCACTCGGCAGCATGCGGTCACCAACGTTTTCGCGCACATCAAGAACCTGCTCGCCAATGTCCTCGTGCCTGTCCCGAATCTCTCGATCAAGGCCGAGTCAGTCAGGGTCAACAACGACGACAAGCAGGGAATCCACCTCACCTCGATCCCGATGGGAGACGACGGCAAGGGACGACTTCGTGGCTTTCACCCGGTTCCCCGCCCAGTTCCGCATCCGCGGTTTGGCAAGCTCAGTCGCATCGCCCTGATCCTTGACGAGGCCGAAGAGATTCCAGAGGGCGTGTGGGAGGACGTCAACAACGTGCTGCTGACAGAAGAAGCCGACAACAGCCACGTCAGGGTGTTTGCGGCCACGAACCCCAAGGACCGCAACAGCAAGTTTGGAGTCCTGGCAGAGCCCAAGAGAGGGTGGGCGTCGATCGACATCGATGTCGACGAGACCTGGGAGTCTGGCAGGGGATACAACGTCATCCGACTCGACGGCGCCAAGTGCGAGAACGTCACCGAGAAAAAGGTCGTCTATCCTGGCCTGCAGACCTGGGAGGGATTCGAGCGACTCCTCAAGCTCGGGTCTGACAACCCAGAGTATTTCACGATGGCAAGGGGATGGTTCCCCGAGTCGTCTGCCTCGGTCGTCATCGTCAACGAGTCGATGTTCGAGAGGGCCAAGGGTCTCTATACCTTCTCAGGCCCGACAGTCATGGCAGCCGGGATCGACCTCGCCTTCGAGGGCAATGACCTTGCCTTCTTCACGGCCGCAAGATTCGGCCAGGCGATCGGATGGACAGACATGCAGGGTTCGTTCCAGCGCTTCAAGTCCGAGCGGCGTGTCATCCAGGTCGAGCAGCAGATCAGTCTCGACAAGAGAGACACGATCGAGCAGACCAGGGCGATCATCCGCCTGAGCAACGACATGGGAGTGAAGCCCAGGTGGCTCGCGGTCGATCGAACCGGCAACGGCACCGGAGTCCACGATGCTCTCAAGTCGATGTTTGGACCAGATGTCTTTGGGGTCATGTTCAGCTGGGCTGCCTCAGACACTCGCATCCTCGATGACGACTCAGAGACCTGCGCCGAGCGCTACAATGACGTCGTGACCGAGATGGCGTTCAGTGTCCGCAAGTTCATCGAGACAGACCTTCTCAAGCTCAACCCGGGAATCAACTGGAACCAGCTCGGCCGCGAGACGGTCACTCGTCGCTACATGCAGGTCGGCCGTGGTGTCCTCAGACTCGAGCCCAAGAAGGAATTCAAGAAGCGCCACAACGACGTCTCGCCTGACCGCTTCGACAGCCTGCTTGTCGCAGTCCATGCGATCCGCATGAACGGCGGCATCTCTGGCCGCATGGTCGAGGAGGCGCGTGTGCCGGCACCGAGACCAGAGCGCGTCGAGCACGGAATCGTCGACCAGCTCGACTTCATCGACATGACTGACTGACATGAATGTGATCGAATCCATGGTGATGCCCGGAGGATGGCACAAGCCCGAGAAGGATCGTCTCGGCCGCGACATGCCTGAGCCCATCCGTGCCCCGACCTATCGAGCCCTCATCGATGCCGTGATCAAGTTCAGGGCCGACAACGTCATCCCGATCGGCGACGTCAGGGCTGAGGTCGATGAATACATTTGCAAGAATTTCCCGCGCATGTGCCACCAGTTCGAGGGAGTGGCCCGGATCGAGGTCGCGCACTCCGTGTCGCCGATCCGCACTCTCACAGACGAGATGATCCAGACGATGGACAGGCAGATCCAGGATCACTCGACCGAGAATCTCGAGCTGAAGCAGGAGGCGCAGAGACGCGCCGATGTCTGTGCGGGCTGCAGGTTCAACGTCAGGTGGAACAGCAACTGCGGATCCTGCGTCGAGGCCGTGAACCGCATGTCGGCGATCCTGCGAGCGGGTCAGACAGTCCACCATGAGCGAGAACTTCGCGCCTGCCAGATCCTGCATCACGAGAACAGGTCTGCCGTGTGGCTGCGCATGGACAAGATCGGCACGAGTCCAGATCTTCCTGGATACTGCTGGGCGAGGCGATGAGTTGCGAGAGGTGCCGCATGGAAATCACGACCAAGGGAATCAAGAACTTTGCCGGTGCCGTCGGGAGAGCCGCCGAGCGTGTCGCTCGCAGGGAGGTCCTGCTTGTCGATAGTTCTACGAAGAAAAAAAGGCTGTCTGTCTGCGATGAGTGCGAGTATCGATCGGACATGCAATGCTCGGTCTGCGAGTGTTTTATCCTTGCCAAGACCATGCTAGCTTCTGAATCCTGCCCGAAGGGAAAATGGTGAACAATGCCAAACGACGCCTCAACAGCCGATATAGTCGACCCGCAGACGGGGTCCGTGCTTCCGGCAGTCCTGACCTTCGATCAGGCCTATCAGACCTACAAAAACTTCACGCAGGACAACCGGGAGCGCAACAACAAGAACGCGGCGATCGCTCGCAAAATCAACGGCGAGCAGCCGTGGAATCCGCGAAAGCTGCGAGGCGCGGGGCAATCATGGCGGAGCAATCGGCCCACGGGATTCATGTCATCCCTGATCAAGCGCCTGACTCCTCCATACCGGCAGGTGGTCGACCAGCTCCCCCTCTTGACTTACAGCCGCTTTCCGAACGAAGCTTCCGGCACCGAAGCCTTGGAGGATACTTTCCGAACGGCAATCACGGACTGCATTCGTAAGTGGACGGGCTGGCCTGATTTTCTCTCTCAGCTCATCGACGAGAACCTGACCTACGGCTATGCCGCAGTCGGTCGTGAGGACGAGTTCACCTGGAAGCCGAAGATGTATCGGTCTGACGAGGCCCTGTTCTACGTAGGCTGTCCCCAGGAATCGAACCGAGTGAAGATCTGGGGCCTCAAGGAAGACTTCTTTGTTGACGACATCGTTGACACGATCCGTGATCCCGAGGTTGCCTCTCTTGCCGGCTGGCGCGTCGAGAATCTTGTCAAGAAGCTCAACACGTCGACCAAGCAGTTCGAGGACCGGGCCAACACCGAGAACGAGCGAGTCTACGAGGACCTGATCCGCGAAAACAACCTTGCCAGCAGCTTCACCTCGTCGATCCGCGTTGTCAAGGCGGGTCACATCTTTGCGACCAACCCGGCCGGCGGCGTCGATCACTACATCTTTGACCGCGAGGACGGCGTCCCGCTGTTCTTCCGCCGTGCCCGCTACGACAAGATGGAGCAGTGTCTGAGTCTCTTCTCTGCCGAGGTCGGTGACCGCACGCTCCATGGTTCTCGCGGAGCGGGCCGCGCACTCTACAACACGCACGTCTCGGTCGAGCAGGCGCGCAACCTCATCCAGGATGCTCTTCACCTTTCTGGCCTGATGGTCCTGCGCCGCACGAGCAGAGCCGGCGCCGGTTCCGTGGAGACCCCGAGCCTCACCGTCAACCATCCGTTTGCGATCGTCGGCGAGGGCTACGAGGTTCTCGAGAAGGTTTCCTTTGAGATCAACTCAGAGGCGTTCTTTGCGCTCGACCGCCACGCGACGATGCAGGCCGAGATCGCGGTCGGCGCCTTCATGCCCGGACAGATTCTTGACCAGCAGGGACAGCGCCGCACGGCGTCAGAGGTGAACTACACGGCCTCGATCGACGCGCAGATCCGCGCCGGGATGCTGTCTCGCTTCGCCGACCAGATGTTTGCCCTCATCGACCAGCTGCAGCGCCGCATCTGCCGTGCCGACATTCTTCAGTTTTCAAACCAGGTCATGATCGAGTCAAAACAGACCGGTCTGACCCCAATCTTTGACATCGAGACCTGGACGTCTCTCGAGTCCGTCGGAGAGTCTGCCATGTATTTCTTTGTCGAGATTCCACGGTCGCTCGACACCGATGCCGTCGAGGCAGTCCTCGAGATGCTGGAAAAGGGAATGACCGTCTCGCAGATCGCGATTCTTGCCAACTCGTCGAGCCGTGCGAGCGTCGAGGATGCCATTGCCTCTCAGTCCGGTGTCCTCGAAATGATCGTGAGCCGCTATTCCGCAGACCCGACCATCGACACGGTCGAGCTCAAGCGCCGTGACATCGCCTCCAAGCTCGGAGGAGCGGCCGCGGAGCGTCTGCTCAACGTGGATCTCAGTCCCTTGTCTGCCCTCAAACAGCATCGCCAGCAGCTCATTGAGCTGACCACTCTTCTCAACGGGACTCCCGTGCCAGTCGACACCACCGACGACGACATGGTCCATCTCAACGCAATCATCAGCCGGATTGCCCCGCTGCTCTCCTCTGAGATTCCGCTCGGATCGAGCGCGCAGCTTCTTGAGATTTCCCTGCAGCATGCCGATCAGCACGTCCAGTCTGCCCTCCAGAAGGGAATCAAGCCCGCCATGCTCTCAGAGATCACTGAAATCCTCGAGGAGGCACGGGCCCTGATCCAGGGTCCCACGACCGAGGGACGTGCCGCCGCTGCCGTCGCGCCCGCGACCTCTCCGGGTGCGGCCCCGGTGACCTCCGTCTCTCCGTCTTCTGCCGCGCCCGCGGAGACCACGCCCTCCGGCGTGGCCGGAGGAATTCAATCTGCCGTCGCTTCTGTCGCGTCGCCCGCGCGTCCCACCCCGCCCGCAGGAGGATGAACTGAATGAGCTCTGTTCCATGGTCTTCAGAAGATTCGACGTCCCTGCGCGAGTTCTTTCGGCGTGTCCCGCGTGAACGAATCGCCGAGGTGATGCGAGACATGTGTCCGGCCGTCGTTGATGCCGAGACAGTTCTCAAGAATGACGCCGAGGCCGTCGCCCGAGTGGCCGCGATGCGCGCCGGCTGGGACGACTACGAGAGAAATTTCTTCGCGCTCGCCGACGTTCAGCGCCGCGAGCAGGTCAACCCTGAATACCGAGACATGACATGAAGGACGCAGACAAGGTAAAAAGCGCCGCCGCGGGCCTCTACGCAAACATCCATGCCAAGCGCCGCCGGATCAAGGCGGGCTCTGGCGAGCGAATGAGAAAGCCAGGATCAAAAAAGGCTCCCTCTGCCAAGGATTTTCGTGACTCGGCCAGGACGGCCAAAAAGAAATAAAGACTATGTCAGCAGAAAAACCAGTGACCAGCGAGGGCGTGCCCCAGGAACTTGACCTCGGGCATGTCGAACCACCCACACAGGACAACATGAACAGTCTCGACGAGGCGATGCGAGCTGCCGGAATTCTTGATCCGGGAGAAGAGATGCCCGAGACCTCAGCGGCTCCTCTGTCCGATGAGAAGCCGGCAGATCAGCCGCCTGCCGACGAGCAGCCGCCCGACAGTCAGCCAGACGGCGAGAAGCCAGCCGAAGAAAAGGCCCCAGAGCCGTCTCCGGAGGACGTCGCCAGAGAATTCGAGCAGATCGATCTCGACGCGATCCAGCCGCCCGCGGACATCAGTCCCCGCAATCTCGTCAATTTTGACAAACTGCGTGACGTCGCCCGTCATTTCAAGGCCCAGGCATCCCGCGCCGCGGAGATGGAGCAGCAGCTCGCCGAGGTCCAAAAAAGTCCGGTGCGGGTTCCCGACGAGGTGATCAACGAACTCACAGAACTTCGTGCCTTCAGGGCTCTTTATGACACTGAAAACGATCCGGAATTCAGGGAAATGTTTGATGCCAAGCTTCAGGGCATCGAAGAAGACGTTTTTTCCATACTGCGCAAAAACGGCCTTCCTGAGGACACAGAAAAACAGCTCAGGCAAATTGGCATTGACAAGGTGTCTCCCAAGTGGTGGGAGGAGTCTGTTCTTGACAAGCTCTCATTTGTCGACAAGGAGCGCATCCGCAAGCGGCTGGCCGAACGCGCAGATGTCTCAGAGAGTCGATTCAAGGCGCTTGAAGAATTCAAGTCTTACCGGGATTCCTATGCCCAATACCGCGAGCAACAGCAGCAGGCTCAGTTGCAGCAGTTCGAACAGGAGATATTCACGCACGTCGACCAGATGACCGAGAAGGTCCCGTGGGCGCGGTATCAGGAAGTTCCTCCTGGCGCCAAGCCAGACGAGGCAAAGAGAATCACTGAGCACAACAAGACTGTCGAGGAACTCGAGACGCGCTTCCGCGAGGCCCTGTATCCGCAGACCCCGCAGGCGCGCGCCGAGGTCGCGGCCGCCGCCGTCGCGAGCGTCAAGCTTGCCGAGTCCGTCACCGATCTGGGTGCGCGTCTTCAGACCGCCAACGAGCGCGCCGAGAAGGCAGAAAAGGCGCTCGAGGCCGTGAAGAACGCCGGCAAGGCGCCATCTGCCCGTCAGGGCGGACGCAAGCCCGCCACCGAGTCGGCCGATCCCAACAAGCTCTCTGACGAGGATGCCATCGAGGTCGGCCTCATGGCCGCCGAGTCTGCCATGTCATGAGCCACACCGGACGAATCGACGGGATCGACCCCGACGATCTCGATCTCGGGCCCACGACTGTCATTCAGACCCAGGCTCCGCTGGGCTGGAAGCAGGAGGCCGAGTGGCTGGGGCGTGACCTGTTTGTCGGCTTTCCCTGCTACAAGCAGACCAACCCGGCCACGGCCTGGTGTCTTCTCGCGATCGCGCTCGATCTCGGCAAGGAGAAGGTCCGGTTTGACATGCAGGTCGGCGACGCGATGATCTACCATGCCCGCAACGAGCTGGCAATGAAGTTTCTTGCGACCCAGGCCCAGTGGATCCTGTTTCTCGACGATGACATGATTCCTCCGATCGGACGCCCAGATTTCCTTCGTGCGATGTGCCGACTGCCAGATTCGTATCCCACGGCTCCCACGGCGCTGCACGTCGCGCACCGGCTCATCGGCCATGGTGCTGACATCGTCGGAGCCACCTACTTCACCAGGCATCCCAGGGGACGCGCGGTCAACAGTCTGGCGCTCGACCAGACCTACCGGGCGAGGGCGGCCTCGTTCCACGACGGGACCATGCCCTGCGACTGGATCGGGACCGGCTGTCTGCTCATCCACCGCCGGGTGCTCGAGACGATGCAGACCAAGTTTCCAGAGCTCAATCCGACCAATCCCGAGATGCCATTCAACTTTTTCCAGCCAGAGAATGATGGCCGAGGAGAGGACATCGCCTTCTGTGCCAGGGCAAAAGAATGCGGATTCCAGCCGCATGTCGACACGATGCTTCACGCACTCCATGTCGGTCATGGGGTCTATGGCATGCACACTTCAGCCCTTGACGAGGTTCTATGACCGAGACAGAGTCAGACTCCGACAAGAGTTCGCTGTTGGTCTGTCTGGCATACTGGCAGGGCGACTGGGAGATGGCGCGCGAGGTGGCCAGGCTGCTGAGCGACCTGCTTCCGTCGCGGCAGTCAAACGTCGAGCTTCTTTTTCAGAGACGGTTCGACTGTGAGAAGCCCGACACGGGCATCGTGCACCACTGCGAAGAAAAATTTGCAAGAGTCCATGTGCGCCGTTCGCGCCGCAAGGGAGTGGGTTTTCCCATGGGATGCAACGAGCTCGCGTTCGATCTGTTTGATTTCATGTTCTGCAACCGGCACGATTTTTTGCACATCGATGGTGTGCTGTTGATCGAGGCCGACTGCGTCATGCTGAGCCGCACCTGGAATCATGAATTCATCGACGAGTGGCGCCGCGCCCAGACCGCGGGAAAACTCGTGTGCGGAAGTTTCATTCCAGGAAGTTTCAACGGCGGCAAGTTTCACATCAACGCGGCCGCGATATACCGCTGGGACATCCTTAAGCATGTTC